TGTTGAGGACCTGACTAAGAATGCAAAGGCAGCTATGGATGTTCTTTATACACAGCCTGGTGCTTATCTTGGTGGTGGCACCTGGTGGCAGGCTCTTAACTCTGTAACATATATGACCGATCACATGATGGGTCGTAATGCAGAGTCTCGTATGCAGTCTGCATGGTTTGGTCAGAACCAAGTTCGTAAGATGGTAGCTGTAAACAAAGCTGTAGAATATGCTACAGCATCCTAAGGAGTGATATGATGGGATTTGTCAACATAAAAAAAGACCCCCAGAAGATTTATGAGGGCTCATCTGAAACAGACCTGGCGATGATAAATCGCTGGGTCACCAATATCAATAAAGATTTGCGCGACTCTGGGTTTGAAGAACATCAAGCAAAAGTTGAACTTGTGGGTAAAAGCGCTTATATAAAATCTTATAAATAGCTGTAAAGTATATTCACATGGGGTCCAACATGAAGTCTTTCTACGAACATTTGACTGAAGCATCAGGTCAGGGTGGTTATGATTACGAAGATAAAGTCAACGGTCATCTAAAGAAGCACGGACTTCAAGATAAGAACCAGAAGAGTGCTGGTGCATCAGCCACAGCTCCCGATGGAACACTTCATGCTGGCGGCAAACACCACAACCTAGAGATCAAGAAAGACTCTAAGGCCATGATGGGTCAGATTGGCATGCACCACGATGGCAAATCTTGGACAGTAAAAGCATCTTCAAAAAAGAAATATCCCATCACAGCCAAGCATGTTGAGAAACATATGGTCCCCCATATGAATAAAAAGATTGGCAAGCCTTCTGGTGATTATCAGAAAGACCGTAAGGAGCATGGTAACTTGTACCATACTGTGAAAGGTACAGATGCAATTAAAGACCATTATGGCAAAGACAGAAAGTGTCCTTACATTCAAATTGGTAAGTCTGGTTTGCATCATACAGATAAAGATCATGGCAAAGTTGGCACCAAGGCGTTGAACGGTGATACACAATTCCGTATGAGAGTTAAGTATCATGGTAAGAACAAGACGTCTGGCACAGCAAACTATAGCCACACAGTGTTGTTCAACCTTCACAATCACAAGCCTTCCCATATCGATCTTGAGCACCACGCTGCAGACATCGCTAAAAAACATGCAATGAAATCATGAATTTCAAAGATTTTATAACTGAGCAAAAAAATACTCATATGACTCACATTGAGGATAAGGTTCTCTACGGTGGTGTCAATGGTACACGTCAAGCTATTATGGCTCTTAGAGAGTTGAGAGATATGCTTGGCGGTGTGCATAAGGGCTCTGTATCAGTAAAATGGGACGGAGCTCCTGCTGTTTTTGCTGGAATAGATCCTACTGATGGAAAGTTCTTTGTTGCAAAGAAAGGTATCTTTAACAAGAACCCGAAGGTCTACAAGACAGATGCAGACGTAGATGCTGACACCTCTGGTGAACTAGCAGCTAAGTTAAAAATGTCTCTAAAGTACTTCTCAAAACTTGGTATTAAAGGTGTTGTTCAAGGCGATTTACTGTTTACAAATGATATTAAGAAGGCTACAATAGCAGGTAAGAAGTATATTACATTCCATCCTAATACCATTTTGTATGCGGTTGACGCTGACTCTAAAGAAGCTAAAGCTCTCCGCAAGGCAAAGATAGGTGTTGTGTGGCATACTTCCTATACAGGTAGTTCGTTTGAGTCTATGAAAGCCTCATACGGAGTGGATGTATCTAAGTTTACAAACAACTCTGATGTATGGTCGCAAGATGCAATGCTACGCGATCTTACTAGAGCTACAATGAGCAAAAGGGACACAGAACAAGTCAATGAGTATCTTAGTCAAGCTGGAAAACTATTTAACAAAATTGCTGGAAGTACGCTTCGGGAGCTCCAGTCAAACCCCCTCTTATCTCAATCCATCGAAACGTACAACAATACCTTCGTCAGAAGCGGCACTATCGTTACTGATACAAAAAGACACACAGAAGGACTAATCAAGCACATAAGAAACAAGTTTCAAAAGGAGATAGATACTCGTAAGACAGATAAAGGCAAAAAAGCTCAAGAGGCTAAACGCGATGATCTACTGAAGTTCTTTTCTCCTGCCAACAAAGCCAGTCTTATTATGATGTTTGAACTTCAAAAGATGATTGTATTAGCTAAATTAAAACTTATAAATAATCTCAATAAACTATCTAAACTTGATACATTTGTAAAAACTCGGAATGGATATAAAGTAACAGGCGAAGAGGGCTATGTTGCTATTGACAAACTGGGTGGTGATGCTGTTAAGATTGTTGATCGTATGGAATTTTCATACAACAACTTCTCGGCCGATATACTTAAAGGATGGGACAAAGCTGGGAAGTAAAATGGCAAAACTTGGATTCAAAGATTTTTTAAATGTGGATTATGCTCCTGGTGAGCCTGATCAAATAAAAAAGAACGCAAAGCGGCGTAAGGTATCTGATGTTGAAGAAGCTCAACAAGCAGAATTAGAAATGCTACATCGGAGCTCACGTCGTCGGATGAAAGAAGATGTAGAACCTCTTGATGAAGTATCTAAAGAGGGTACTATACGTGTTATTGATCTGGCTAGACAAAAAAATCCTACAGTTAGAAAACATCTTAATGTTGACAAAGCTGGTAATAAAGGGTATCAAGTGCAACGTATGACTAAAGGTAACTTTGTAAATCAAGGTAAACCATATTCAAAAATAAAAGATGCACAAAAAGCACAACACTCAATGCAGTTTGAATCTCTTGATGAAGTTCTCTCTACTCAACAGCGGCTTGCTAAAGGTAGAAAGATGAGGATTTTAGCACCTCGGATTGCGCTTGGCAGAAAAAGAGCTATGAAAAGAGCTGCTGACCCCAAACGATTGAAGTCCCGTGCAAAGAAACAAGCCCGCAACACAATCTTTAAAAAACTATCAAAGGGTGTATCGCGGTCAGATATGTCCCCTGCACGAAGAGCAGAGATAGAGAAGCGTATTAATAAGATGGGTAACAGAATTGATCGCTTGGCTATCAAACTACTTCCCACTGCTCGTAAGATGGATAGAGATCGTCGTGCGTCCGCAAATAAGTCAGGTGAAAAAAAGTGATTAGCCGTTTTAGCCAGTACTTAGTTGAAGAAGAAAAAGTTGTTTATTTTACCTTTGGTAGAATGAATCCTCCCACTATTGGTCATGGTAAGTTACTGGACAAACTATCGTCTATCTCTGGCCGAGACCCTTATAAGATATTTGTTTCTCAAACCCAAGATGCGAAAAAAAACCCTCTATCTTATTCAGATAAGATTAAGAGCGTGCGGAAGATGTTCCCAAAACATGCCCGTAGTGTAATGATCAACAAGAAGGTCAGAACCGCTATGGAGGCTGCTACTTTTTTGTACAATCAAGGCTTCCGTAAGATTGTTATGGTAGTGGGATCTGATCGTATCCGCGAGTTTGATGTTCTGTTGAACAAATATAACGGTAAAGATTCTAGACATGGCTTCTACAATTTTATGAGTATTAAAGTTGTTAGCGCTGGTGAGCGCGACCCTGATGCAGAAGGTGTATCGGGGATGTCTGCGTCCAAACAGAGAGAAAATGCTGCTCAGAACGACTTTATTTCATTCTCGCAGGGCGTTCCTTCATCCATGAATACAAAAGATTCCCGCGCAATGTTTAATGCTGTTCGTAAAGGTATGGGTCTGAAAGAAGAAAAATCATTTAAGAATCACGTTGCACTGGAAACTGTATCGCTTGCCCGCGAATCGTTTGTTGCCGGTACACTGTTTGAGCTAGGCGACTCTGTGGTTGTGAAAGAGAGCGAAGAAGTATGTACGATTGCTGTGTTAGGATCTAACTATGTCATCGTAGAGATGTCAGACGGCAAACGATTGCGCAAATGGTTAGACGCTGTTGAGCTAGTTGAATCCAAGAGTGGCAGACAACCTGACTACGGCACCCCAGAGTCCACTAAAGCAGCCAAGAAAATAACTCCTGGCCAAGCTGGTGAACAAACAGAAGAAGGCAAAGGCCTTTGGCACAACATTCATCAAAGACGTAAAAAAGGTCTTCCTCCTAAGAAACCAGGACAGAAAGGCTATCCAAAGACTTTAAACATTGAAGCGAAAGATCCACTTGATCTTGCTAAGCAGTCAATAGATAGAGAAAAAAATAGAGACGCTGTTAAGCACGATAAAATTCTTGACCGTGCTAGATTAGCATTGGCTAAAAATAAAAATAAAGAAACAAAGCCACGCCTAAAGGGAACAAGCACATGAAAACTTTCACTGAGCTAAAGGAGAAAACTCTTACAAATGCAGAAAAAAGAAAGCGTGAAGAGATTGCTCGTGCGATGGAGCGCGAGAATCCTGACATGGATATGGATAAAAAAATGGCTATCGCTACTGCTACTGCTAAGCGGGTTGCAGAGGCTGGGGAAATGGTTCGGGCAAAAAGTGCAGACAAAAAGCCAGAATTAGTAACACTGCCGGACGGTAAGAGAGTAATTCGGATGGTTCCTGCCCAAAAGAAACAAGTGGTAGAGAACTATGGGAACTGGGAACACAAAGAACCTGTAGAGTATGCAAAACATCTTCAGAAGACATTTGGTTCTCCAAATGAAATTACAAATTCACAATTGTGTTGGTTCAACAAAGATGGTTTCAAGAGAATAGTAGTCAAAGATGAATACATTCTACACGCATCTCCTGCACCACATTATGACTTTATATACTGTTATGTTGATCTTCAAGTACCAGCAAAGTTTGGTAGTATATTAGCTGAGTCTAGTGGTAGTATAATGATTGATTACCTCAAAGGTGAAGTTGGTGCTCGATGTGGCTCTTTAACTGCAAACGCTACTACACTAAACTATGTGATGGATGTGGTTTCTGGAAGAGTAACACCATCTAAGAAAGAGTATGAAAAGCGTATTCTATCAATGCAAGCTATGTTTAACTCTGGTAAAAGATATACTACAGATTGGTGGCCTGATGATACAGGCGATGCAGATCCTAAAAGTAAATATTATGCTGAAGGAAATCACTTAAATGTATGTGGTTGTAATCTACATGAGACACCACATGCTAAAGAATTCATTAAAGCAGGCCACCAATCTGGTAAAAGATATACTACAGAAAGCGAAGGTCGCATTGACTCTGTTGGGGTCAAGGGGTATAATAAACCTAAGCGTACACCAGGTCATCCCAAGAAGAGTCATGTGGTTGTTGCTAAAGATGGTAACAAGGTCAAGACAATTCGGTTTGGTGAGCAGGGAGCGTCAACTGCAGGTGATCCTAAGAAAGGTGAATCTGATAGAATGAAGATGAAACGGAAATCTTTTAAAGCCCGACATGGTAAGAATATTGCTAAGGGTAAGATGTCTGCAGCGTATTGGTCCGACAAAGTCAAGTGGTAAAATAAGGTGATTGGTAATGGATGATACGATATTACACGACGATCGTGGTAATGAATTAACATTTGAGTGAATGTAAGGATTTATAATGCGTATTGATAATGATGTAAAGCTTGACTACAAAGATGTACTCATCAGGCCAAAGAGAAGCACTCTCAAATCTCGAAAAGAAGTAGACCTAAACCGTACGTTTGATTTTAAAAAATATCAGTATGGTGGCGTGCCTATTATGGCAGCCAATATGGATGGTGTTGGAACTATGGATATGGCTGCAGCACTGTCAAATCATGGTATCTTTACGTGTCTCGTTAAAACCTATAGCGTTGATGAACTCATTGAATATTTCTCTGCATGGGGCTTTACTAATACCACTGCAATGAGTATTGGCATCAGTGATAAAGACTACGCTAAATTTGAAGATGTTTACAGAAAAGTAGGCAGTAATTTAAAATATGTCTGCATCGATGTTGCGAATGGATACACTGAACGATTCGTTTCATTTGTAAAAGAATTCCGTAAAAATCACCCATCCATTGTAATCATTGCTGGCAATGTAGTGACCGGTGAAATGACAGAAGAATTGATTCTGGCTGGAGCTGATATGGTTAAAGTAGGTATCGGTCCTGGTAGCGTATGTACTACACGTATTCAAACAGGTGTTGGTTATCCACAACTTAGTGCTGTTATAGAATGCGCTGATGCTGCACACGGACTGGGGGGTTTTATTATCGCCGACGGTGGTTGTACTTGTCCAGGAGATGTTGCTAAAGCCTACGCAGCAGGAGCAGACTTTGTTATGCTTGGTGGAATGTTAGCAGGACACGACGAAGGTGGTGGAGATATTGTTGACAAATACTATAATGTTAAGGATGAGTACTTCTTACAAAATAGAACCGATGGCGTATATGAGCCTGTCATTGAACAGAAGCAATTTGTTAAGTTCTATGGAATGAGCAGCGATGCAGCTAATACTAAACATTTCGGAGGACTAAAGAATTATAGATCTTCTGAAGGTAGAGAAGTATTAGTACCGTATCGTGGTGATATTGATCACACTATTCAAGATATTCTAGGTGGTCTCAGGAGCACGTGTACGTATGCGGGAGCAAGTACACTAAAGCAATTAAGTAAGTGTACAACTTTCATTAGGTGTACACAACAATTTAATGCTGTATACGCCTAAAATAGTTCAAAATAAACGCAAATAAACGAAAATAAAGGTGTACATCCTCTTCTGGTTGTGGTATAATAGTATCATAATCAAGAGGAAACACACCATGAATGAAGCAATCAAAGTTATAGCCGAGGAAATCAAAGAGACAGTACGTCCTTTGATGGTAAAATGGACAGCTGATCGTATGGCGTATCTCGAAAAGACACGTGAGTGGATGCGTTCGGATACTGTTAAAGAGGAAATCGAAGCCGCTTACCAAAAGTTCGCAGGACATTCCAAATGGTACTCACGTTCAACTGCTCGTTATAACTATCTTGAGCGATTCGTTTCAAAAGGTGATTTACAGTTGATTGCTTACTATGGCAAAGATCAGTGGTTAGTAAAGACTGAAAAAGACGCTGAGAACAAACTCGCAAAGATCGAAGTTGCGGTTGCTAAGAAAGTTAACTTTGATGTGGAAGAATGTGAAAAGATACACGTCAACCATGGCAAAGACGGTTACATGGAAGGTGCTTGGAAATTAGCACATCGCACAAATGCAGGTCGTCGTGTTGAGAGCAGATTCTCATTCGAGACCTTCTATGCTGGTGGACATAACATCCAATGCCTACACGTTCGCACTAAATACAAATTGAAATAAGAAAGAATACATTATGAACTACGCAGAAATGAACAAAAACAATGTCCCACCTAATCTTCTCCTCCAAGAGAAGGTTATCCTCACTGATTGTGATGGAGTACTGGTGGACTGGCTGTATAGCTTCCACTCTTGGATGAATACAGTTCACAGTAAGTATGCTGTGGTTGCTGGCACATACGATATGGAAATAGCGTATGACATGGATAAAAGCAGGATGAAAGAATACGTCCGGGCTTATAATGCCAGTGCCTCGGTTGCATACATGTCACCATTACGTGACGCAGTTAAATATGTGAAGAAGCTACACGAAGAGCACGGTTATGTGTTTAGGTGTATCACTTCTTTATCATTAGATGCCTCTGCTTGGAAAGCACGCATGTTTAATCTCGAACAGTTGTTTGGTAAAACAGCTTTTGAGTTACTTGTTTGTCTCGATACTGGTGCAGACAAGGACGAAGCACTCGAACCATATCGCAATACTAATTGCTATTGGATAGAGGATAAGGTCCAAAACGCTGACTTAGGTTCTAATCTCGGATTAAACTCTTTGCTCATCGGTCATGACTTTAATGCTGACTACACTGGTGATGTGCCACGAGTACAAAACTGGAAAGAAATCTATAACATTATTACAGGATAACATATGGCTATTAAAATTGTTCGTATTTCGACAGGTGAAGAACTCATTTGCGATTACGATGACGGTGTACTAAAAGATGTTGCCATCTTGATACCGACCGAAGCGAATAAACTAGGTCTTGCACCTTTTATGGCATACTCAGATGCATCGGATGGATTCGCTATTAATCCAGAGATGATTATGTTTGTAGTAGAACCCGTAGCTGGACTTATTGAACAATACAAGAATATGTTCAGTAAAGTTTTTATTCCTGAATCCAAGATCATTATTTAAGATTGTATAAATAACACTGGAATGCGGAATAATCCGGTTCCTAATTATATCTTGCTTTTCACTA